ATATCATTACAGAATAATCCGAATAAAACTTATACAATCTCGCTTTAGATAGATTCCTACAAAAGCAAACAGATGAAATTGATATTAAATTCTATCAGGATATTATTTACTTATCTTTAGAAAACTCCCAATCATCTCTGGCAAAAAAGTTAGGAATGACTGAAACAAATTTAAACATTTACTTAAAACAAGCCTATGAACTTATTCGACTTGAATATTCTGCTATTTAGTATTGCAATCACTTTATTTTTAAAAGATGAATTAAACTTATTTCAGCATCTTAAAATAAAAATGGGATATGATCCAACCGAAGAAGTAAAACCATTTGATTGCTACTTTTGCCTTTTATTTTGGGCATCGGTTGTATCGTCAATAATTACTTTAAATATTTTATTATTACCTTTGGGTTACATTATAGCAACGACAATAGATGGAATTAAAAGATTTTAAAGAGAGGTTAGAAAAAAGAAAACAAGGTTTAAACGTAACCTTTACATCTGCTGAACGTACATTCTTATACGGTACTTATTACAAGCTTACTGGCAGAATGGCAAACATATCTTGCTCGACTTGTGATTCGTACACTTATAAAATATTACTAAACCATCTAAACAACGAGAAAAGCCTGGAGGAACAATATTATCAAAAGCATGGAAAGAAGTTACCTAACAGATACAAGAATGATTTAGAATGGATAAAATCAAAACTATAATTTATGCATCCAAAAAGAATATTTAAAACACCTGAAGATTTAGTTAAAGCTTGGAACGAGTACAAAGATTCGTTAAAAGAACGAGCAAAAGAATGGGAGAAAATTCAGTACGTTGGTAAAGATGGAAATAAAAAAACAGACTATCCAAAACTTGCTTTGACAATGGCTGGATTTGAAGTTTTTTGTTACAATAATTACGGATGTGTTAATCAGTATTTTGATAATCAAGACAAGATGTATAACGACTTCCTTACTATCTGTTCGCACATAAAGAATGAAATTAGGGATGATCAGATTCAAGGAGGGTTGTTAGGATTCTATAACCCGAGTATCACACAAAGATTAAACAATCTAAAAGAGCAAACCGAGAACACAACAAACCAAAATGTAAAACTAATTAATTTAGATCCTTTGGATGATTCAAACGACAACGGCACTTCGGAAGATAGCAAAGAGCAGAAATAAAATAACGGTTGTACAAGGTGGTCAAGGTGCGAGTAAAACATTCTCAATCCTTATGCTATTAATCAACCATGCATCAAGTAAAGAGGGTAGAGAGATACTTGTTCTGTCTGCTGAACTTACCAAGATGAGGTTAACGGTAATAAAAGACTTCGTAAAGATTATGCGAATGTTTGGAATTTATCAAGATAGCAGATTTATTTCTGGAACTCTTTATAGATTTCCTAATGGAAGTTTTATCAAGTTTATAGGGTTGGATAAGTCGGATGTAGGAAAGGGATTGAGAAGTGATGTTGCCTACTTCAATGAGGTAAACAAAATTGATTCCGAAACTTACAGACAAGTTGCATCAAGAACCAAAAAAGTCTATGCCGATTTTAATCCAGATGCTGAATTTTTTATCCACAAGGAAGTGATAGGGAGAGAGGATTGCGACTTCATGAAACTAACCTTTCAGGATAACGAGCAATTAGATGAGGGGGAAAGGCAAGAGATACTTCGATACAAGGAACTCGGTTACAATGAGCAAGGAGAAATAATCAATAAATATTGGGCGAACAAGTGGAGAGTGTACGGACTTGGAGAAGTTGGTGCAATAGATGGAGCAGTCTTTGAAAGATGGGAAGCAATACCAATGCCAAAAGAAGCCAGGCTATTGTATTACGGTTGTGATTTCGGTTATGCAACGAGTAAATTTGCAGTTATAGGTGTTTACTATTGGAACGGCAGAAAGGTGCTAAAAGAGTTTGTTTACAAGAATAGTTTAACCAATCAACAAGGTGCTGAAGAACTCAAAAGAAGTGGTTACGCAAACGGAGTTGTTTATTGTGATAGTGCAGAGCCAAAGTCGATAAGAGAGTTGCAAGTCGAGGGAATCCAAGCAGTAAAGTGTGGGAGCAAATCAGACATTAAAACATTTGCGATTCAGTCATTGAATCAAGATACTTTCTATGTCGATGAAACAAGCAAAAACCTAATCGATGAATTGAGGTATTACGTTTACGATGAGAAAAGTGGAAAACCAAGAAAGACAGACAAAGATCACTTAATGGATGCAATGCTTTATGCAATAGGTTCGGGAGATAAATATAACGGAATTTACAGATAAAATGGAAATAAAGATACCAAAGAGAATAAAGGATTTAGGGGTTGAGTACATCAAGTGCTACCATTTGATAAACGAGGTGCAAGAAGATTGGAACATCACTAACAAGATTAAGATGGTTCAGTTGTTTACTGGAAAGAATGTAAGCCAGGTAAAAGTAACCGATATTAACAAAGTGTTTAATCTTATCATTGATTTGCTTGGGCAATACGAACCGAAAGAAGTGCCTATTTATTTGAGTTACGATGGAAAGGAATACGAATTACACCAAGACTATTTCAAACTTCCAGCTGGTTGGTTTATTGATTCAACCAATGTAGACTTTGAGAAAGTGCCAGAGTTACTTCCAGCATTCGCTTATATCGAGAAAGGGATGCAGTACGCAGAAATGGATGAAAGCGAAAATATACTGAATCCACTAAAAGACAGAGCAAAGGTTTTCAAAGACAATATGACAATATCAGAGTATTTGGATTTGACTGGTTTTTTTTTGGACAAACAGAAAGTGTACAAAATTTCTTACATCCTCACAAAGGGAATGGAAAAGCCAAAGAGCAAAAGGCATTCGAGTGGGAAGAGATTATTCATATCATGGCTGAAGAGTTTAAAAAAGATTGGAAAGAGATTACTCGCTTAAATATCGTAACATTCAATCACAAGTTAAAATTCGTTGAACACTTACAGAAACAACGAAATAAAAAGGTATAATCCCGATTATTTTAGGTCTATAAAATATGGCTAATTCTTTAGATGATTTCCTTGCACAAAGTGGTAGAGTTAAAGGTGCTTTTAGATTTGAAGCAAAGACAGAAACGGAGAAAGTAATAAGGGATTGGATAGAGGAAAGGCGAAGTATAGCGAGAGAAAAACTTGAAGAAGATGATAGAGAGGGAAGTGGTGCTTTAAAAACGAGTATTGCTCCGAATTACGATGACTTGCCTACGGAGGGAATCGTTACAATAATGGCAGAGGACTACTGGGATTACATCAATTCAGGTGTCAATGGTGTTCTGAACAACTTCGGAGCAAAGTATTCCTTTAAGACTTTGAAAGTAAGTAGGGATATGAAAGATTCTTTTACAAGGTTTATTCAGAACAACGGAATCACACCTTTTGAACCTGAAATGAGTTATGATGAATTGGCTTATGTACTTGCAACATCAACGAAGAGGGATGGGATAAAGTCTACTCCATTTATGGATGAAGCATTCGATGAAGCATCAATTAAAGATTTAGCCACAAGATTAGGAAAGGCAATCGTATTACAATTTCAACAACCTATTTAAAATGGCAATAACAATAACACAGAATCCAGAAACAACAACACCATCTGACAATCCAGTTACTTGGGTGTTTTCTTCGGATGAAACTACACAAAACAATTTCTATTTTATTATTGAGGTGCAGATAGCAAGTCCATCTGTATTTTCGGTTGTGGAAAGGCACAAGATATTCCCTGAAGTTGGGAACGTGGCTCACTTTGATGCATCAAGCATAACAGAAAGGTATTGTTCAATGAGCAATCCTAATTTAGTAAAGTGTAAAATTACAATCAAGGAGAATTGGGATAACGCAGTAAGTCCAGCGAGTTTGGATTCTGGAGAAGTGGATTTGTTCAAAGCGAGATTGAGAAAGAGAGATTTCGTAAACTATCAGTCAAGCGACTATTCTTTGCTTACTACGAGTGGAGTTAAATTCCTGACGTTTGAGCCAAGAGGAACTACAAAGGTCAAGCAAAAAGATTTAAAGTATTTGAATTTACTTAATTCAATCAGAAGTAATTGCTATGCAGTCTATTCTACTTTTGATAGTGCTGGAGTTGTTATTGATACCAAGAACGAAACATTAACGACTGACTATTGGCAAAGTGTTTCAGTAGGTGTTGATAGATTAGAAACCGATTTATCGCTTGACTTTACTGGAGCGAGTTATTACAAGATTGAGATAGTGAATGGGCAGTATGGAGGAGAGATGGAATTATTTACAATTTACTTGGATGAAAGTTGCCATTACTCGACTTCGACAAGGTTGCATTTCATGAATACTT